GGAAAACCATCCGCACCTACCCACCTACGCATATCCCGAAAATCAAACGGAAATCCCTGAGATCTTCAGATATGTCTCTCGTGCGTGCAGCCCTTGACCGACTGACCGATGTTAGTGTTAAATCAGCACTTCAAGAAAGTGCTTACGCACAAATTTCGGCCACATTACGGCAAGCCCAAACCGTCAACCCTTTCGCAGTACCCGCAGATGCTGCCGATTGCTTAGAAAAATTAGGAATTTTAACAAATCCCTTTTATGTAGCTGTACATACCCATTCAGCCGCTAAGGCTATAGAAAATAAACTTTTAGAAATTGTAGGTCACAACCTCCCTAAGGAGCCTGTGAATTTGCTTTTCCTTAAGAAAAGCAAACTTAATCAACTGAGGAGAGGGCCTCAGAATAAAGATGTTTTCCAAAATTGCAACGTCGAAGCACGAGACTTTGCAAGGTACGATGCCGACACCCTAGTAGATAATCTTTGTCGGATACATACCAGAGTCGCCTACATCAGCGACACTCTTCACTTCCTCAAGCCGGATTTCATACTTGACATATTTCATAATAATCCGATGCTTGACGTGCTATATGCCACCATTGTGCTACCTGTAGAGGCAATGTACCTGCATAATTCTGTACAGCCCGAGCTTTACTCCATCAATTATGCACATGGCGGTTTCCAATACCTCCCAGGAGGTCATGGTGGCGGGGCATACTCTCACGAGTTCCCTGATCTAAACTGGCTCAAATATGGCTACTTCCGCGGTACTGACAAGTATCCGGGCACAGTAGTCACATGTCAACAGTTGGAATCTCTTGGTGCCAATCACTTATTTGTGTACCAAAGAGGAGAGCTCAAAACTCCTAGGGTCCGAACCTTCTACGCAGACTCTTTTGTCAAGTTCCCTAGAGTTTTCCACCCCCGTCACCTTAATTCCACAAGACCCATTAAACATAAGCTTGCCATGCAGATGTTCGCTTATGTTAAGTCGGTTAAGGCAGTCACCGAGAGAGACATATACGCAAAGTTGCGTCAACTCATCAAGACGGATGAGCTGGATAAATTTTCCCCAGACGAGATAGTTCACATAGTGAACTACTTTCTCTTTGTTTCCAGTATGGAGGGGAAAAACTCCTACACAGAAATGATTGGCGCCTCCCTCTGGAAGCGCATTACCGCTCCCGTCCGCAACTCCATAAATACTCTCTATCAGCTCATCACCGGAGCTGACCCTTTCAAAAAACTGCTTTTATCCCTCCAGTGGACCAGCTTCTCATACTCCTTAGAAGTGGAAGAGTTCTCTGAGCTCCATAAGGATTCCTGGTATCCACCCACCGACTACATCCCTGAGCAGTGGCCTTTTGATGAAAGAGAACCAGCAGAAACCACACCGGAAGCTTCTGACTCAGACTGTGACGAACAACCCTCCCCCACCAAGGAGGAAGCTCCCAAGCCGGCTCCTAAAGTGATAACACCTTGGACAAATATTTTGACCAGGCACGGATTTGCTGGTGACCACACCGTCCTTGACCCTGCCGGCGAGCCTATCTCCCCAATCACCAATGTGCTCTCCTTTGAAAAGATCGAGCTTCCTTCGCACTTTCCAAGCTTTCTGGCCAAACAGCTTAAGGAATTAGGTAGATTACCTTGCTGGTACCCAGTTGATAAGACTAGGGCCCAGTCCTTTGGCAGTGACGTTAAGAACTCACGTATAGGAAGTCTTCTCAAAGCTCAGCCAGCTGACTTTAAGCAATCATTCGCTGGCATGTGTGAATTCACGGAGAAGAGAGTCTTGCTCACAGTCATCCATGGTGCAGGAGGCTCCGGTAAATCCCAAGCTCTCCAAGATTGGTTACGCGCTAGTGGTAAGAAGTTTCGTGATTGCGTTGTTGTCCTCCCTACTGTTGAACTCCGAAAAGATTGGGAAGATAAAGTCATGAATATGCCAAGGATGACCTTCAAGACGTGGGAAAAAGCGCTGACCCAGGCAGCCGCAAAAACCGTAATTTTTGATGATTATGGTAAACTGCCCGCCGGCTATATAGATGCATACCTAGCCACACAACCACAGTGTGAACTAGCGATTCTGACAGGTGATCCCAATCAAAGCATCTACCACGAGCCCAACTCTCAGGCAGCCACTGCAGGCCTCAGCGACAACGTCACTCATTTCGCCCAGTTTTGTCGCTTCCATCTTAATGCCACCCACAGGAATGCTCTCAAGATTGCCTCTGCTCTCGGCGTCTACGCGGAGAATACCATCCCGGCTAAAATCACATGCTCATCACAAATGAAAGAAGGTTGGCCAACTCTAACGCCAAGCCTAGAGAAGAAAGCATGTCTGCAAGAGATGGGCCGCTCTAGCTACACCTACGCCGGATGCCAGGGGCTCACCACTCCAAAAATCCAAATTCTGTTGGACACCAACACACCCCTGTGTTCGGAGAAAGTCTTGTATACCGCCCTTTCCAGAGCTGTCAGTACCATACACTTCGTCAACACCGGCCCTAACGCTGCAGAATTCTGGGACAAGCTAGACGCCACACCTTACTTGAAGACTTTTATCGACAATGCCAGGGAAAACATAGCCAATCCAGAAATGGAACCGGCTTCTGATGCCCCCACAGAACCTGACGCCCCTGCCACCCACTTCCCGGTAGAGAATGATGCTTGTGCCCTCGGAGTTTTCACGGATGCCCTCCCTGATAAGGAGTCTAGAGAGATCTTCTCTAAGGATTCAGGCCACAGCAACGCAGTCCAAACTTCTGACCCAGTTGTGCAGCTTTTTGCGCATCAGCAAGCCAAAGACGAAACTCTCTTCTGGGCCACTGTGGACCAAAGAATTACCACCACGACCCCAGAAGAGAATCTCAAAGAGTTGGTTCTAAAGAAAGACCTAGGAGATATACTCTTTGAAAACTATAAGAAAGCCATGGGTCTTCCCTCTGACCCAATTCCTTTTGACCAGCGTCTTTGGGACAACTGTAAAGCTGAAGTCACTAATGCCTACCTCGCAAAACCCATGGCTAACCTTATGAATGGAGCTTCTAGACAGGACCCAGATTTTGACCCGAATGCCATCTCCCTTTTCCTAAAGTCCCAGTGGGTCAAGAAAACTGAGAAGCTAGGTTCACTTATCAAGCCAGGACAAACGATAGCTGCTTTCATGCAAGAAACCGTTATGATTTACGGTACCATGGCTAGGTATATGCGACGCATGCGTGAGGTTTATCAGCCTTCTAATATATTCATAAATTGTGAGAAAACTCCGCAAGATCTGGACTCTTTCATACATGAGCATTGGAGTTTTAACACACCGGCACATGGCAATGATTTCTCGGCCTTCGACCAGTCTCAAGATGGAGCCATGCTCCAATTTGAAGTATTGAAGGCTAAATTCCACAACATCCCTGAAGAAATCATAGAAGGCTACATCTACATCAAAACTCATGCAAAGATCTTCTTAGGGACCATTGCCATTATGCGCCTATCTGGAGAAGGCCCTACTTTCGATGCTAATACTGAATGCTCCATCGCATACCACCACACTCGTTTCCAGGTCCACCCATCCACTGCTCAAGTCTATGCCGGCGATGATATGGCGCAAGATTGTGAACCTGTGGAAAAACCCAGCTTCCGAGCCATCCAGGACAGACTTGCTCTGACTTCCAAGCCTGAACGTTTTGAACAAACCCCTGGAGATTACGCCTCTTTCTGTGGTTGGCGTTTCACCCCTATCGGCATCATCAAAGACCCCCTCAAGCTCTATTCCTCTTTCGAGCTTGCCAAAAGAACTGGAAAGACGGCAGACATAGGCTCTAGCTACGCGATAGATGCCTCTTTTGCCTACAAGAAAGGGGATGCCCTCCAGGAAATTCTCACTGATGACCAGGCTCGTTGGCATCAACTGGTCATCCGCAACTTACATCGCCTACGTAACGCAGACGTAGAGATGTTCTTGCATCAAGGGGCTTAACAGCCCCCAAAAAGGCAAATTCTTGTACCACATCGCTCATGTGGGGCCGGGTTAACTACCCACCATGACTACACATGGTTTTCTAGAGCACCTGTAAATACTTAATTGTTTAATGTTAAGTTTTCATTCTAGGTTGATGTCTAATACTCTGCTGTTTAATCTTCTTGCAAGAGCTGAGTTTGAACGCACTGATACTCCATCTTCAACGCCCATTGTGATACACGCAGTCGCCGGGGCAGGAAAATCTTCCCTCCTTCGCCAGCTCACTGCATACTACAAAGTTGGAACAGCCGCCAAACCAGACCCCCCTTCTTTCAAAGGGGACCACTTCACTGCTTGTGTCGAAGGCATTGATATTCTCGACGAGTATCAATCTGCTCAGACCATCCCAAAGTCTGCCTCCATTCTATTCGGAGACCCCTTGCAAGATCCTTCTCAGGCGCACTTCCTCAGACCACATTACCTGAAGACCAAATCCTACAGAATCGGCCCCGAGATAGCTCAAGCCCTCAGCCAAATACTTGCTATTCAGGCTTTCGGTTCCTCGAAGCTGCTCCGTGGTTCCGCATATTTAGAAGATCCAGTAGGCCTCGTTATCGCATTCGAGGACCAGGTTTGTGCAATTCTTAGGAAGCATCAAGTCGAACACTCCCACCCCTCAGAAATCCGTGGAGTTGAGGTCGACACAGTCACCCTCTACACATCAACCAGTGTTCTCCCAAAAGAGCACCATTCTGATTTGTACGTTGCGTTGACTCGAAGTTTAGCTAAGACTCTTTGGCTAACTCTTGATGCCACTGACGCCAGACACCCAACAGCAGACGTTTAGAACTTTAATAGCTTGTGTGTGTGTAGTTGCTGCCTTTTGGGCTCTTACCAGATCCACACTTCCTCACGTCGGTGACCCGTCCCACTCCCTACCTTTCGGAGGTTGGTACAAGGACGGAACCAAATCCTTCGCCTTCAACGGCCAGCAGTCTGGTCCCAACAGCAACCACAAGTCCCTAGCTCTAGTTTTAGCCTTAGTTATCATCATCGTCTTGCATGCATTGGCAAGACGCAGTAATAATAATCAGTGTGCTCGTTTTGTTAATTAGTCTTTATTATGGTTCTCACAGCAGAAGAGACGGCTGCTTCATCCACATCGACGGCGCCACCGCCTCCGCCTCCAATTGCTCCCCAGAGCAACTCTCAGCCATCTCCCACGGATTTCTCAAACCCATTAGCCATGCCTGCACTGAAAGATCTAGTCGCGGCTGGTTCGGCCAGCAACGCTGTTGCTGAACCCTCCACTATTTCCGCCATCGCGAACAGCATCGGCTTGCTAGGGCTCAACAGAGCCAATATAGCCAAAGGGTTCTGGGATATCGCTCTCCATTGCGCAGATGTTGGATCTTCAGCTTCCGTCACTTTAGTAGGCCGCTGCGAACCTCTCGGTGAAACTCGTGCAGAGATTGCCCGCGTCATCAAACAACACTGCACTCTTCGGCAATTCTGCATGTTTTATTCCAGAATCGTCTGGAACATCCTGATTAAAGAGAAGCGCGCTCCTGCCGGATGGATGCGCCACAACTATACGGAAGCGGATCGATATGCCGCTTTCGACTTCTTCTCTGGGGTACTCAATTCTGCATCCTTACAAGTACCCCTGATTAGGCAACCTACTGCCACTGAGATCTTGGCTCACAACACCAATGCCAGAGTTTCTATTTATAGAACAAGAATAGACCAATCTCAGAAAGCCACCACGGCAGTAGAAATCACCGGAGGCACTGCCAGGCCGACCCCTCTATTACTTCTGCCCCCACCTTAGGTGGGTTGTTCAATATGTGTGATATTGTGTTATAAGTGTGTATTGTGCAATAAAGGAGTGGACACCTCCTCCCACTGGGTTTACTGTCCCGACTAACCATCGTTAAATAGGTTCTTTACTTCCCGCCGTACTTAACAGGCGGGTCTTTTGGTTTTTCCCTGTTTTTCCTTTTTAATT